GGAAGATTTGAAAATGCCCCGTACTGGCAAGCAGACGAGCCACAGGAGCATTACAGACCGCGAACGTGTTATTTTACTGGAAACTGCAAAGACGCATACTGCGGGGCCGTGGGTGCTTACTCTGCTGTATAGTGGCTTGCGTCCGGCGGAAAGCCTTGTGCTGACATACGCCGATATTACAGGCGGTATGATTACTGTTGACAAGGCATACGACCGGGACACCCGCGCCGAGAAATACCCCAAGTCAGACGCAGGCGTTCGCAAAATCCCGATCATCCCCCAGCTTGCCGCAGTCCTGCCGAAAGCCGGTTCGTTCGGTGAATTGGTTTTTCCGCGTAACGGGCACTTGTACGATGATAAGTCCATGCGTGCCATGTGGCAGGGTTTCCGCGCCGCTATGGATGATACCGAACGTGAGTTGATCGCGGCGGGGAAAATCTCGCCCATTGCCGAGCAGCTGCCGCCTATCGTTCCCTACGATCTGCGCCACACGTTTTGCACGGATTTAGAGCGTGCGGGCGTACCGCTCAACGTCGCAAGCAAACTCATGGGACACGCATCTATCGAGATTACCACCAAGATTTACACGCATACCGGCGAGGATATGATCGAGCGTGCAGGTGAGCAATTAGCCGCCTTGTTCAGTCCCACATTTAGTCCCATTAACGAAGTGCAAAAAACGCCTATGGCTGACATTATGCGAGAACTGCAAGAACTTCGTGCAGCAGTGCTCAAAGCCGTATAAAATAACAAAAAAGCCTTGTTTCAATGGATTTACCAAAGAAACAAGGCTTTTTAATATGGAGCTGCTAACCAGATTTGAACTGGTGACCTCATCCTTACCAAGGACGAGGTGAAATTCCGAAACCCCACAGTATGTCTGAACTTTTGACACTTCAAAAATTTTAGTCCCATGTTTAGTCCCACTTGACCTATACATTGTACCACAGATAGCGCGGGACTTCAACACCGCAATGAAGGGAGGGCATTTGCCCTCCCTTCATTCAATGCTTCACAACATACCGATAGTATGCCGCTTCCTTATTTTTCACTGCGTCCTTGTCTTCGAGCCAGAACGCACAAGCAGCGTCAACATAGTAATCAATGTTGCGGATGCCGTGTTTCTCGTTGACCTTGCCAAAGTCGGAGTATACAGCGTTCATTGCCACCCAGAATTCTACCGGGTCGTAATTCAAGTTGTGCTGCTGCATTACCTGCTTGCACTGTTCAAACGTCCAGTGCGGGCCGGTCGTGCCATCAGCGTTCTGCATGTTGTGCAGCCATTCGTCCGCCATGTCCTTAGTCATACGCCCGGTGTGCGTGCTGGACGCATAGCCCATAGTGCGCTCAGAACCGTGCGTCTTGTCGCCTACATAAGAAGTATCCCCCATGTAAGCATCATCGTCACGAAAGCCAATAGGGCGCATTTCGTCCTCGTAATCGGGGTACTCGTCATACTCCGGATATTCCATGCTGCTTTTGGGTGCAAAGCGTCCGTCAGAATAACGGCGATAATTCCGCATCTCCGGTTCGCCGCCGTGAATACGCTCGTCATAGTAACCGTAAGGCTCAATATGATTGTAACGATACCGCACGCCGTAATGCTGGCGATCTTCGGGGTACGTCTTGCGGATTCTCCATTCCTCCGGCGAAGCATTCTCTCGGCGGGTGTGCTGCATCAACAGCATTCGGGTTCCTCGTTTCATGATGATACCCCCTTACACCGTCGGCGCTGTGCCGTTAATAGACCGAAGCGTGTCAGAATGAGAGCAGCAGGAATTACCGAGCATTCGGAAACTGCCGCCGCTGGACGAAGTGACAACGCGACACAGGTATTTGTGACGGGTGTCCAGATTAAACACTGTCGCCTGTGCGCCGTTGCATTTCAACAGCGGATACGTTACCGTTCCGTCGCCGATTGTGATTACTACCGGTGCGCCGATAATCGTTGTGCTCGGAATGTTCTGAGCGATTACGATTCCGTATACGCAGCCGTTCTGGTAGTCCCCCGCCGGAATATTTACCGTCAATACTCCGCTTGCGTAGGTCACGCTCTGTGAGATACGCAGGTTCGGGCAAAGTTTCTGTACAGGCTTGCAAGCCATAATCAAAACCTCCTATCAAAGCCGGGGGAATGTCCCCCGGCTGAACGTATCCCTCACATGCCGCAGCAGGTGTTGCAGCCGCAGCCGGAAAACTGGTAAGGTGCCGGAACCGGGAACGCCGGTACCGGAGCCGGGCGGAGTGTCTGAACCAGATAGTTGTTCTGCGCCTCCTGAGATGCGGCAAACTTCAAGGTCTGGTTCTCGTTCTGGAGCGCCGCGATCTTTTCCGCCTGACGGGTGTTTTCCATCTGGTCAAGGCGTGCAATGATGCGGTCGGTGTCGTTGTGTGCAGTCTGGATAATGTCACGCGCATTGGTAGCCGCGTTGTAGTTGGTCTCGCAGAAACCGCGCTCGATCTGACGCTGCGTGTCGCAGCAGCAGGAAGCCATCTGCGTACCCAGTGCGGTAAGGCCAGCAGTTACGCCGTTAAAGCCAGTGTTCATGTTCTGGTTTACGCCGTTGATAAGCTGTGCGTTCTGGTAGCCGAGCTGACAAATTGCGTTGTCTACACCGTGGAAGCCGTTAGAAACCGCGCTGCCGAGCGTGTTGAAGCCGGTAAGCATACCGTTATTCACGGCGTAAAAGCCGTCACAAAGGCCGTTCTGAATGCCGAGAACCGAACGCGACAGGTCGTTGAAGTTGAACTCGCTGCACAGGTCAGAACGAGTTACTGCGCCCTGATAGCCTGCGCCGCTTGCTCCGCCGTTGTTGCCCCAGCCCCAGCCGTTGCCGCCGAAGATCAGCGCGATAATCAGAAACGCAAAAATCCAAGAGCCATCGCCACCCCACATACCGTTGCCGGAGTTGTTGTTGTCCTGACCCAGTGCATAGCCCAGAGCCATCGAATCGTCACTCATAGTTTAATTCTCCTTTTCAGTTATATTTGATCGGAACCGTACGCTTTCCGAACATGACAAATTCACGCCGGATTTTCGTCAAGATTCCGTCAAAACTGAAAATGGATATTTACTTGATGTTCATGCCAAACTGCTGTGCAAACTGATCGAGGTCGATTCCTCGTTCCTTTGCAATGTTCATTGCCATCTGTCGCAGCGCGTCCGGGCTTTTGCCCTGCATGGATTTCATTAGGGTGCTCACCATAGGATTATTGCCGGTCATTTGGTTCAGCATCATCATAGGATTCCCGCCGTTCCTCATAAGCTGCAACACCTGCATCATCGGATTATTTACCATCGTTTGCACCTCCCAGTTGTTCACATAACTTGTTAAACCGTCGGATAAGCTCGTTGAATTCCGTTCTCGGAACATAATCTGACAAATCTATTTCCGAAGGTTTATTCGTTTCCGGCTCCTGTGCTCTGCGATACATCACAAAGTCAGCACAGCCGGTTTGCAAATTAAGCTGTTTGGTGTAGATCGCGCCGTGCGCCGTGTCCGGCATGATAGTAAGCGCACCGGAAAAGTCCGTCTGTACCGCGCGCGCTTCCTCCACGCTTGCCACAGGTCGAACAATATGCTGTGGAGATTGCACCTGCTGTTGCATTGGTGTCTGCATTGGCTGTTGCGGGTACTGCTGTTGATACTGCGGCGTGTAGCCAGTGTAACCATAGGGATATGCCATTAACCCAGCACCTCCGTAACGTGTTCGCTGATGGATTTACTTACCGCCTCTTTGTAGGATATATACTCCTCTAAGCAATCTGTATTGCCTGCGTTGCGGTAAACTGCTACAATGCGACGAGCGCACTCAGGGTCATACCCCATGCGTTCAAGTCTCTGTTCGTAACTCATGCGATCACTTCCTTATACTGAAAGTATAAGGTCTGCCGGGCGTGAAAACCTGTCACAAATCTGTCAACTTGCTGTCACAGCACGCGCAGCATTTTGCATTTGATGCTGTTCAACCGACGATGCACCGTGCTTTCGCTCATGTGCAGCGTCATGCAAATCTGAGTAATAGAGCGCGCCGATGTTCGTAGGTCAAACACGGCGCGTTCTTCTGGTGTAAAATTGCACTCACGCCGGAAGTATTCCACCTCCGGCCTTGTAAATTCCGTTAATTTCATGCGGTATCCCCTCGTTATGGTGTCACCGCATATCTTTCCCCTTGTATAAAAATCGGGTGCGACACACTTTCGCGCTTCGCACCCTATAAAAACACACCGTCCCGTGTCCTCTACGTCAATACCATATGTAGGTTCATAAGGCTTCGAGGAGCGCAGGAACAATGCACTTTTTCAATCTTGATAGAATTATACCATCTTTTATGTCCGTCCGCAACTTAGCCGTAAAGGCGTGCACGGTCGTTGATAACCAGCAGGCGCAGCAGGTCGGTCGTCAGTGCCAGCTTGCCCTGATCGTCACCCTGCAGAAAGCCCTTGTTCACCAGCTTCTGTACGGTTGCCTTGCCCCACGCGGGGACTGCGTCTACCGTGTCGTAAACCTTCTTTGCCTTTTCGGCGTTGGCAATTTCCTGCTTTGCAATGTTTCTGGTCTGTGCTTCCGTCATATCTTCAACCTCTTTCTCTGTCAGCATATCCTTGAATTTCTGCCACAACTGCGGATTGCGTACCCACGGTTCCGGGCAATCCTTGTGTGTCACATCGTAGTGACGGCACACGCGCGAAACCGGCACATGGTACTTTGCCATCAGCTCACGGGTCAGCTTTGCGGCACGCTTCATTGTATCCTCAGGGATAACGTACACGCCGTTCCGCTTCACGCTGCACATTTCAATGCCGATGGAATTAGCGTTCCGGCAGTCGTTGTAGTAACTGCCGCCGCGTTCCCTGCCGCAATGCCATGCCGTGTCGCCGTCCTTTACGCTCTGCACAACGCCGTTCGGGTCTACAAAGTAGTGTGCACTGGCACGCAGTCCGCTTTCTCTTGCAAAAAAGTCTGCATTGTTCTGTGCCGTATCGCCGTTGTTGGACGTAAAGTGTAAGCAAATCCAGTTTATCGGGAACGAACGTCCCTTCTGATAGTTGTTCGGATTGCACTGTTTAAACGGAATACTCATTTACTCACCCTTCTTTTTCGGTGCGGTGTAGGTCAGCGCCGTTTGGGAATCCGTAATACCCGCTGTGGTGGGGTCTACGAACACGCTGAGGATAGCCAGACACATGGTAACAAGCTGTACCGGATTAGACAGCACCGAAACAATGCCGTCCCACACAGCCGCCCAACTCGTAAATGTCTGCGGGTCAACGCCAATCGCCGTAATCGCTACGGACACCACGCCAACCCAAAACCACGGGTTCTTCATTCGTACAGGGATATTTACCTTCATACTCTCACCTCGCAATATGGTCTATAGCAATTCCTTCTAAGAACTGCTCGTATTCCTTCGTCGTCTTTTCAATAGCAGCAAGTCCTGCTTCTACCTCACCGTTGCAGTGACCGCGCTTTAATGCCATTGCTACGCCAACGGTAAGCTGACAGTTTGCGTTAAGCATTGCAAGCTGCAAGCGTCCCTCTTTGGCTCGTTGTTCCGCTCTCCGGTTTACCCGCTCCGCTTCTTCCTTTGCTCTCTTATCACGCTTGCCGGACTGCGCCGCCATAGCAGCGCAGATGATTCCGGCAACACCCGTGATAATGGTGCAGATAACCTCAGTCGGCATATCCCACCTGCTTTCTGCTATTCTTTTGCGTGAGATACAGCTCCATAATTCTGTATTTGCGCACCGCCTCGCGGATTTCTGTAAAGTCCTCACGCTGTCTGATGTGCTTCGGAAAAAACTCATCGACGATCATGTTCGGTGCAGCGGTGTTTTCTGCGCCCTTCATGTTACGCACCCTTGGTACCGCCGAACTCGGACGGTACAAGCTCGGGCAGACCGGAATCAATCAGAATTTCCGCCACCTGCTTTTTGAGTGCTTTGGGCACAGCATCGAACTCCGTCTTGCCAAGGATTACTCTCTGGGCAAAAAACATAGCCATCATAATTACCAACCTTTCTAAACGTCTAAAAATGTTCATTATTCTGCGTAAACCTGCATCGCCATCTCCGCAATGCAGTCCTCAATAAAATCACTGCGTTCGGTCGCGGCGTTAAGTTGTGCTTTCAGCAGCTTATTTTCCTGCTCCAGTTCTGCGTTGGTTTTCGGGATAACCGGCTTCGGCAGCTTCGACTTATCCGCCTCGATTTCCTCGGCAGTGCGCTCTACCACCTTGCCGTCTACGAGTTTGTAGCGAAGCACTGCGCCGTCGTAGAGCGGCTTATCGAGATAATGGCTCTGCGCGAGCGCAAATCTATCGCCGCTGCCTTCATCGATTTTCGTCCAACCGGTAAGATCTGCCGGGAGTGAATATTCTCCCTCAAGCCGCAAAATACGGCTGTTACTGTCGCAGAGGACGTATACACGGGATTTTGGGGTTTGCATAGTGTCACCTCCTTATAGGTCGGCGGAAATAAAGGCATATCCGGCGGGTGCGTTATCAGAACGCTGCAAGAAACAGTAATAGCCTTGATCAGTTGTGTTAAAAGACACGAGAATAGCTGCTTTTGTTCTACCAATGTCTAAAAGTGATATAGCTGTTACAGAAAATGCAGTAGTTCCACCAGAAATAGATCGTGCGATAACTCGATAGTTACTTACATCGTTAAAATTGATTGCTGGTACTGTACGTTTCCTTGCATAAGGAAGAATGAATACTGCACTTGTAGCACCAGAAGGAACAAACGTAGAGTTTGTGATTGCGGGTGTATCTTTACTCTCAACCTTCTCTGCATAGTACGTGCATCTTCTCAGCTGCTCCCCGAAATCCGGGATTTCGTTTAGTACCCACTTGTCGCCTTCCTTGTGCGCAAGGGTCTGCGTGGAGCCAAGTTCGAGTTTGGCGGCGAGGATGTCAAGCGACCCGTGCTCTTCACTGTCATCAACATAAAACAGTATAGATAGCTTTTCAGGCACATTATCCCTAATTGTCGCTGTACCTGTAACAAGCTCCCAGTCGCTGCTCGTGAAGTTGTGTCTAAAGTGCAACTCATATTCCGTGTCATTAGACAAATCGTAAAGCATAATTCTGCACATTTTTCTGGGTGCGCTCTTTGCAAGTGCCGAAAAGGTAATCGTATTTCCTGCCAAATAAAATCCTTCAATCGTTTGTTGAAGCCTCGTGTACGTACCGCTCGAAGTGCATTTGATGTAGCCTCCCATAACCTGAACGGTTATTTGTTCAGCATACCACCTATCAATCGTATATCCGCTACTCGTATACTCCATCTGCCCCCTCTGGTTCACGGGTCTCCCGAAGTACCAGTTGTCGAGCAAATTGGGGTTGACACCGCCACTCGGTGCATCAACTGCACCCGGAACATTGTCAGCCGTAAAACCAACAAACTGTCCTTTCTTACCCTTTAACCCATCCTGTTTACTGTCCCATGTAGATTCCTTTTCGATTACCGCACCGACCGCAGAATCAATCTGTGCGCCGGTGTGCGAAGAATTGTAAGCCATGCCATCACTCCTTCATGCAGAGAAATTCGTTTCCGTCCGCGTCGAGCATGGTTTCGTTGCTGTCAGACGGGATAAAGCCCCAGTTGTCGTTCCAACTGCCATCCATACCCTGTGCGTAGAGGGAAATGCGGTAAGTGCCATCACCGGAAAGCAAGAAATCGTCATAGACCTCGAACTGTCGTTGTGTTGCGGCAGGGGTCTGAGAGAAGGACGCAATAAGCGTCCCTCTCCCTCTGCCCCATTCCTCGCCGGACTTCGTAGCGCGGCACTCAAATGCCTTGTACGGAATGTCCGACTGAAACGCAACAATCACCTTGTCGAAGCCAGAAACCGCCGAAATCTTTTCTCCGGTGATGGAAAACGTCAAATTCGGAGCTGCCATTTACGCCACGCTCCAAGTACCGGCAGCGTTCTTGACGAACACCTTGACGATCTTCACGCCGTCGCCCGCAGATGCAGTTTCGAGGTCTGCGCCGTTGATAGTGACATTGATTGCAGTGTCGGCCTTGTAGCCACCTGCAGTGCCGCTGGTGTTGGTAGAACCGGCAGTAACCGGAATCTGCGTACCTGCGTTTTCAAGGCTGGATTCGCTTGGAACAACCTTGATCTTGTATTCCTCGAAGTCCGCGTTTGCAGAGAACGAGAACGCAGATACGTTGAAGGTTGCCACCTTGGAAATCTTGCTCTTGTCCGGGCCGGTAATCGTAACAACCGGAACGGCGGTATCCAGCGTGATCTTCGCGGTAACAGCAGCGGTTTCGTTGCCTACGTCGTCTCGTACCTTGATGGATACGGTTTTCTGACCGTCGCCAGCGGTCAGCGTGATCGCCTTAGACTTTACAAACGTTGCCCATGCAGCTTCGGCTTCCGTTGCTGCACCTGCTACGCCCCAAATCTTCATTTGGTAGCCGGTCGTTACGCTGTCCGTCAGACCGATCGTTGCCGTTACTGCCGTACTGGTTGCATAAGCAGCACCGTTGTTCAGCTTGAGGGTAAGACCGGCAGGAGCGGTCGTATCCAGCGTTAAATTAAAGAAAGATGCCATGTTTTACACTCCTTTTGTGTTTAATTCAAGGTAAAGGTAGGAACTCTTGCGGCGATAGAGCAATTCCTCGCCCAAATACGCCTCGTAAATTCCCATCTTTCCTAAGAAATACGCGATAATGCTTTTGTCTCCGATATACATTCCGTCACCCCGTTATCAGATAAAGCACAGTTTCATCGTGCTTTTCGATTGCGTCATACTCTGTACGGGTCAAGACGCGAATAGCGGAAACATCATTTGAAAACACGTTGCCATGCCCACCGCCCGATGCGGGTACACCGGTATCTTCTTCGCCAATCCACCAGTTTCCGTTGTCGCCGATGAACGGAGTTAAGCCCTTCGCGCTTACGCCCGTGTCCTTGCCCGCAATTACCCAGTTGCCGTTATCGCCAATGGTCGGGTAAGTGTTGGCAAGCGCTTGCATTCGCTTTTCCAATGCGGTAAACGCTGTCGGAATTTCCGGCCAGTGTGCGTCACCGCTCATCGTAGGCGGGATGTATACATGAATCCTGTTTGTGCTGCGCGTTTTCTTGCCTTGCGTGCCGTGCAGCTCGAAAGCATATTCGCCTGCAACGGGAAGATTCTGCGCAGTCAGCAACACCGAGATTCCGGTTTCGTCCTGCTGCATCGGCAGGATATCCATGTTCCCACCTGCTGACACATACATTTCCCACGTCCAGTCAGGCGGGAGATCACCTGTAACTGTGATGGAGCGCGTCAGATTATCATGCTGGCGGGCAAGCACTTCACAATCTGCGGTCAGCTCCCAGTTGTTGAAATAGATCATGTGTTCTTGCCCTCCAATGCCGCGACACGCGCAGTCAGTGCGTCTAATGCCGCTTTGAGTGCATCGTTCCCGGCTGAGGGGTCGTTTACTTTATCAACCGCATTGTCTATATCTTCACCGCCGTATCGGCTTGTATAGTAAGTATCAGCCATTAAACAACCAACCTCCTTCCGTATTTGTCTGAAATGATTTTGCCGTTTTTATCGTGGACTGCGCCAGACGCAGCGGCAGCTTTCGGGAAACGATAGTAAACAAGGACACAACCGGGGGCACCATCTCCGCCAGCAGAGCCGGAACCGCCTACACCGTTTCTCGTTTTATTATCGCTACCAGATACATTCCAAGAGCCAGAATAAGAGTATTGCTTCGGAACTCTGCGAACGCCGACAGCATATCCGGCTGAACCACCTCCACCGCCGCCATTTCCACCCAAGCCGCCAAAACCTATTTTGGTCTGCGCTGATGGAGGAAGCGCCGTTGCACCCGCGCCACCTTTACCGCCAGTCGCATGTGCGCTTATATAATTTTTGCTGGCAGAAGCGCTGGCGCTGCCGTTACCGCCATCTTATCCGGTCGCTCCGAAAGAAGCACCGCCACCGGCACCGCCGCCGCCAACGCCTTCACCTACCGCATACACTTTGTCGTGTTCATAATAACCGCTGTGTACCAAGTAGCCGTCGCTTTTAGAAGCGTCATTGCCTTTGGTGCCGGGCGTATTGTCACCTATAGATTCGCCATCTTCATACGTGATTTGCGGTTGGTCTGCGTCTCTTTTTGCGCCGCCACCTTTGCCACCGTTTATGCCTTGTTCGCCTGAGCCAGCATAAACCGTGCTCGAGATGGTATCAATGTATCCACGCGGATCAGCTGCACCATTATCAGACGTAAAGTTTTCGAATGTAGTAGCTCCACCGTTGTGGCTTTCGTCCTCCGAGCCGAACGCCTTTCCAACTCCACCCAAGCCGATGGAATATTCAAACTGTTGCCCTGCCTTGACGGAAAGCGTTGCTTGAAAGATTTTACCGCCCAAGCCACCAGCTCCGCCAACGCCGCCATTTCCGCCGTAGTACAAACCATAGCCAGATTGATATTCATAATAGTCGGAAAGAGACGAACTCGAATGGTTATAATCGCCTGCATATTCTTGCGCGTCCTCTCCCTTGTTCCCGGGATTGCCGCCTTGTCCTCCGCCAATCAAGACGATTCTTGCAGAAGTTACGTTTTCCGGAACTGTCCATGTTCCACTCTCGGTCAGCACTTCTACCGTGTCGTAATACTCCTGTTCGCCGATATCCTGTGGTTTGTAGCCAACCAGCACGCTTTCCTGTGCTGCCAGTTTTCCAGACACGGTGACATCTACACTTTCAACGCATCCGATCACTTCACCGCCGTAAGGGTGCGAAATCTGCACCACATCGCCGGGAATCTCACGCTTAATAGCGATTTTATTATTGATGCGTTCGTTATGGCTGTAATACTCAGCAAGGCGTTCTGCAATGGCTGTTGCGTTCGCAAGCGATACAAGCGTTGCATTCTCTACCTTGACCGTGTTGTCCGACTGTTTAACCATGCTGCGGCTGCGGGTGTTTGTCGGGGTAATAATCTGTCGAGTAACGTGAGTGTACTTCTTCCCATTCAGCACGCCAGAACCGGCAGTAACAATGGCATAATTCGCGCCGCTTTCTGTGATTTCAAAGCCTGTGGCTTCGAGGTCATAGCATGGGTCGCCAAACGTAATTTTATCGCCTGCCGATGTTGTACCCTTGAAAAGCTCCGTCGTTTCCGTTGCGCTCTGCGAATAGGCGTGCTCGGTAACGATAACTTCCGTAACCGGAGTTGCATATTCCACCGAGCCGCCTGCGTACATTTCGCTTGCGGTGATTTCGCTCGACTGTCCGTCCCACAAGCCCTCGATACGGATTGCACCGTTGTAATCCACTTTCAGCGTTGCGCCGATAGCAAACAGCACTTGTGCGAGGTTTTCGCGCCGAGTTGCAATAGGCAGCCAGCCATACAGCTTGATATTTGCAATGTTGGACTTCACATAGCAGGTCAGCGGTGAGCAAATGTTCGTACACACTTCGCGCACGGTTTCGCCGGTATAGATACCGCCGTCGTGGTAGGTTTCATCCAGCAGGCCAACGGTCGAGGTGCAGGTAAAGTGGTAAGTGTTGATAGATGTGCGAGAGATTGTCTGCACATAAAAAATCCCCATCTGATTTCCGTCATGGTAGAAAGTCAGTGGGGTGTTACGGATAAACTCCGTTAAACTGGTATCATCCGACTGCACATCAAAGGAAAACGTGTCGATTTCCAGCGAGGCACTGTTCAGCGGACGCGCATAGTACGCATTTCCGCTGATTACATCGTGTGCATCGAACGTGCGGTCAAGATATGTGATTGTATTTGTGCCCATGTGTCACGTCCTTTGCGGTGCCATTGCGATAAACTGAACGGAAAGTCCCGTCCAGTATGCTTCTCCGGGTTTCTTGCGAATGAGGTTATCTTGTCCAGCAGTAACATATGCGTTAAACGTAAGCGTGCTCTGTGCATACGGAACAACAATTCTGTGACTGTCCTGCGGTGCACTCAGAACCTCGTACAGCGCATCGTAGTCGCCGTACTTGCCAACTGCGGGAAGAATCGTAATCTCGTAGTTGTAAAACGTACCGATAATGTCTCGAATCATTGCGCCGCTGAGCGTTCGATCTGCGTTCTCACCGTCAAGCACCTGAAATTTACGGGTAAGGCTTGTAACAATGACGTTGTACTTCTTGCCGTCTACGGTAAGTTCCATTTATGCACCTCCTGTTACAAGGCTCACGCCGCGCCGCCGCGTTTCGCCGCTGTTGTACGGGCCGGTAATGCGTGCAAACTTCGCGCCGTCGATGTAAAGCTCGATAGGCTGACTGCTGTTGCCGGTGCCGCCGCGTGCATCCAGTGCCGCGTTAAACGCATCAATCATGGTAGACAGCGGGGTTTCCACGTTCACGCCGCTTTTCTGATCGCCCAACAGAGCGAGAAATTCGCTGTTCGGGCTGATAACCGCGCCGTTTGCTAGGGCAGGAATGTCAAGCGAATAAGGCGCAACAGGTCGATCGGCATTGCCGAGACTGTAGGCTCTTGTGGACGATGCAGATCGTTTGCTTGCAGCGTTGATGTTCTTATACACCATGCCAATGCCGATAGCCAATGCAGCAGCCGCCGCTATAGCACCCGCTGCGCCGGTTACTGCACCAAGTGCAACAGCCAATGCAGCAACAGCGGCAACAATTCCGTAAATAACGGTTGTTGCACGTTCCAGAGGAGTAAGATTGCTCCATGCACTCATAATTCCGGCAGTCAGCGCAATTACAAGAGCCAATACAGCCGTCAGCGGGCTAATTCCGGAGACTACCTTTCCGATTGCCGTTGCCATAGACGCAAGCTGCTGAATGATAGAAGTAATTTTGAACGCTGTAACAAAGCCAATTACTGCGTCAGTGAGAAGTGCAAGCAATGTCTTATGCTCCGCAAGGAACTGAATCACGCTTGCAAGCAGGTTAATCAAACCCGGCAATCCGGTTTGAATTACCCACGTCAGCATCGGAAGGACGACATTTTCGTACAAATCACCCAGTACATCACCGAGCGAATCCGCAAGATTCTTGATTGCTTGCAGGATATTCTTGATAGATTCCATAAGCGGCTCAAAGTTAAGATGTGCCGCCCATTGTGCAGTAGCTTCCGTGATTCGGTCAATAAATCCGAGGATAGAATCAACAATGCCGAGAATTGCTTCCCAAATTTGCACGCCATTATTGTTCTTCTCCCACGCTTCCTGCAATCTCTGTGAGATGTTTCCGATTGCGTTTACAATGTTCGTGATGATGGAAATGATGTGTCCCATAATGCTTTCGCCCAAACCGGCTTGATTCCAAGCAACAACGAACGCCTGACCGATGGAATTTACAAAGCTAACAACATTCGTAATCGCTGTCATGATAGCCTGCAGCATGATTTGTCCCGCGTTACCATCGTTCCATGCCGCAATGAACGCCTGACCAATAGATGTGATAATCTGAATGATCGTGTTCAGCAAGTTCATGATTGATTGCAGCATTTGTTCGCCTGTGTTGTTCGTGTTCCACGCATTGGTAAATGCCGTTGCAATGGCGGTAATCAGGTTAAAGATGGTTTGCAACAGCAGTTGAATATTGTTCAGCAACGCAAGGCCTGTGCCATTCGTCCAGACCGCCATAAACGCTTGACCGATAGCGGAAACCATGTCTTTCAGCGCAGAAAGAGCGTTCTTTGCGCTTTCAATAGTCTGCTGTCCGTACTGCGCCCACGAATCCTGAAATACTTTCCAGAAGTCAGTGAGCCATTGCGGTGTCTGATTTTTTGCTGCGGAATAATCCGTATCAAACTTAGGTGTGCTCGGGTCGGTCGTGTTATTGCTGTTATTGGTTAATTTCTGGACTGTATCGAACGATGCAAGAGCCTTTTCAGCTTTCTTCGCAGACGATGCCGTGGAATCCAGTGCATCCGTTTGCTTGTTCAGTTCCTTTGCATTTTCCTGCGCCTGCTGTGCGGTCGTACCGAACACAGACGCGATAAACTGCGCCATCTGCGCCGTTACCTGTGCAAGAGCCTGCATCAGCTTATTCAGCCATGGGATGATAGATTCATAGATAGGCTGAAACGCCGTCAGCAGGTTGCTTTTCACCTGTCCGAACGACTTTGCAAACGTCTTGTTCGCAAGCAGAGCCTTGCCCAAACGGTCAGCCATTGCCGTAAGCGCTTTGGAAATCAAGTTGAAGAACAACGCGCCCGCAACGATAGATCGCAGACGCACACCGAACGACTGCACGCCGCCCGTTGCTTTCTTCATGGACTTTTGGCTGGAACGTCCGAAATTGGAGAATTTGGATTTGAGCTTGTCAATCGCAGCGCCCAATTTGCCGCCGAGCGAATTTTGCAGACTGCCGACAGACGTTTTCAAGCCAGCGCCTAAACCCGCAACAACTCGTTTCAGCTTAGCCATTTTGGAATTTGTCTGACTTACGAAGTCGTTCATTTCCGATTTGGACTGTTTCAGCCCGGCCTTCATGTTGCCTAACTGCGTCGTCTCATTGTCAAGGCTTTGCCGTACATTCTGACCGGCGCTGCTCATCGTGGACGATTGCTTGATCTCGGCAAGCTGTTGTTTCAGTTGTGCCGCTTTATCATCTGCGTTTCGCAGAGCTTCGCCCAATTTATCCGATTCAGCAACAAGCGAATTCAGCTTTTGCGCCGATTCCGAGAATTCCTCCTGTGGGATTGCGCCCGTTGCTGCCTGTTTCAGTTTGGTGTTGTAATCGCTCTGAGCCTTTTCAATCTCAGCGTTTACTTCATCCAACCGAGCAGCCAGACGTGCGGCTTCTTTCTCCGTTGCTGCAAGGTCGGCTTGCATTTTAATGCCCTTCGTTCCGCCAGCGGCTACCTTGTTCCACTGTTCAGCAAGTTTTTGAACCTTTGCGGCTTGTTTATCTACGGCGGCTGATTGCTTTTCAATGTCTTTCGTCATTTGTGCAATCTGCTTTTTCGCTTGTTCGTCGCTTACAGTAGCGTCGATTCTGATAGAGCCATCCGCCATTTATTCACCGCCTTTCTAATTGATCTGCGCCCAGAAAGCGTCAATAGCTTCCTTTTCCTCTTCGGAAAGTGCGGGTGCAGGGGTTAAATTACGTTTGAGACGTTCGTATTCCTGTTTCTGTTTTCCCTTCATTTTGCTTGTGTCCGTGCCTCTGATTTGCAAGGCATGAGACATTGCCGAATCTTCGTTAAGGCTTTCCATCATTGCCATAAACTCAAACCAGTGCAGATTGACCTTGTGCAGCTCAATGCCGAACGTCTGCCGGAACGATGCGTACAACCGCGCAGAGTCGAAATCGAACCACATCATGCGTTTACCGCCGGGTTCAATCTCTCTATCGTCGCCACAGCGAACAAACCACTGTAAACCTTCCAGTGCAATGTCAATGGGTGGAATCCCTGCTCCGTAAAGCAAGGATAACGCCACCCATACACGGTCATTATCGCTTAAATCCGGGTCGTCCAATGCAAGGGAAATCTGAATGCCGATTCTGTAATCCGTGCGAATCAGATACCCTTTGTAAGAGCTTGGCAGGCGGTCGAGCAACATGTTAAACACTGCCGACACGCTCCGCGCTGTACTTGCTCATGTTTGCTGCACGCTTCTCAACGTGGCTGTCAATGATGGGGGTAAGCTGTGCGAAGAAATCAAGGAACTGATCGGAGGACGGAAGCACCGCGCCAAACACCTTCGCGCAAGTATTTTCGCCAATCAGCGCGTCGATTTTGTCCCTAACGTCTTTGTCAAACGCCACGATATCGTCCAGAGTGTCCAGAACGTCGCCTTTCTTCTCAGAAATAGCCGTTGCCTTGTCTTTGATTTCATTCAGCAGGTCGAAAAAGCCTTTGACAAAGCTATCATCAGACAGCGGAAGGGAGATCGTCTCTCCCCTGTCGTTGACTTCAATAACCTTTACGCCGCTGTTTACGCGGATACTATCCATTCCTCGTTACCTCCTTATACGGATACGTTCGCAGTGAATACCGGTGCGCCGCCAGTGATTTTAACAGTGCCCGGAATCGGGTCGCCTACATAGTTCAGCGTAAATTCCAGCGTCGGGGATTCGCCGCCTGCGCCGCCGTAGGTATCAACCTGTACAGATACTTCCTGTACTTCTGCAACGTAGGTTGCAGTGTCGCTGTCACTGGTAGCGTTCCACATGTCCACATTCAGCAGCCATGCGTGAGAATCTGCCAGAGTAGCACGAGCGCGACGCTTCTTGTCGATAAACTCAAACACATCGTCGCCCTTGGTGCACTGCTGAGAAACGCTCATGGTCGGCTGATAGCCGGTAATCTCAGTAGTCGCAGAATCCGAGATAATGTCCTGCTCGGTCTCGGTCTGTGCACCGTAGTCCGTAGATGCTTCGGTTACGTTCTTGCCGATTCGTGCCCACTTTGCAGCGGAATACTCACCCATCTTCTCGGTAGTATCCAGAAAGTGCGCAATCAGAGGACGTTTAATCTTTTCAGTTGCCATTTTTACACCTCAACTTCATAGTTAATGGTTAAGAGGATTTGGTAATCCTCGGTTAAATCTTCGTATCGAGCGATAAGCCCCGCAGGGGTCGTTCGCTCAACAGATGTGACGGTCATTCCCTCGCCGAGATCAGGCGGGTTTTCTTCCGCCCATGCTCCCAGCTCATTCAGCAAGGATTCAACGTCGAGACGTTCCTCGCTGTCGGTCGGCAGGGCGCGATACATCACGCCGAACGGGTACTGTGCAGCATATCCGCCGTCAATGTACTGTGCGGTTTTATACGCGCTCTGTACACTGGTAAGCATCATGCCTGACCGTTCCGGCGGGAGATATTCAAACTCGATTTCGGGAGCATAGCCTTTCAGCCATAAAAGAACAGCCCGTGAAACACCGTCTTGTTCACGAGCTGTTACCGTGTTCAATTTCTCACTCATCGGTCAAAATCTTGCGCACTCCTTCCCTCCAGTGTCCCTCGTTCACCGCGCGGCTTGCCTCAAACCAGTGCGATTGCGCGTGTTTGTGCACCGCCTTACTGTATTGAAGGTCGCGCTCGGTCAACACCTTGCGCACGCCCTTAGGCGCGAATGTGCTTCCTGTTGCCGGGTCGATCATCACCTTGACGTAATACTGAAAACGTGCATACGGTGAGGCATACACGATGGTATGCCCGTGCCGCTGCACGTTCATTGACAGTGCTCTGGTTCGCGCCGGAACAAACGGGTCGGTGTCCTTGATGATTTCCTCACAAAGCCACTTGTTAGCCTTTACGACGCGCTTTTCCAGTACGTTTTTCGGCACTTTCAGATTCAGGGAATAGTAAATCATCGTCCGCCCACCTCCAAATGCTGCAACAGGCCGTAGTCATAGCGCGAAACGCTTGTCACCCGGTATGTCTCGTGCTTCTCACGGCATTTCTGGTAACTGCCCTCGTCCGGAACATCACCACGGGCAAAATAGTCCTTTTCAGACGATAGCGTAAGTTCGCACGGTAGAGGGATATGCAGCGTGACGGAATCCGCGCTGTTGAGTGCGGTTTTCGTTGCCGCTGTGCCTCTGGTACTTTCCAGCAACACGCCTGTAAGCACTGTTCGGCCAGACGGCTGAAAGATCGTCACAGTGTGCGGTAATTTCATGCTGTCACCTTTGCCCTTTCAAACTGTGTCGGCAATTCTGCCGCTTCGGAAAACGCCTTATATTCGCGCCGTAACGCTTGCAGACGTATCTTTGCATTGTCGGCTTGCTTGGTATCCCCGGCAGCTTCAAACGCCATTCTGCGCCGTGTCTGCTTCCGCATAGACGTTTCCAACTTGCGCTGCATTTGCGTCGCTTCGTAGGCGGTGTAAGTCTTGCCCTGATACTCAAACGGCGGCGGGTCGATGTTCTTTAGTTCATCGTCCGTATAGACGCGCTCAGAAACGCCCTCCAAAAACGGATGCCGGTGGTGTCTACAGTTAGCGCCCTCCAAGCCGTCAACCTGTCCCAATCCGCAAACCTTGTAGATATTCGGGTACTTGCTGCCGTCTTTCGTGGCGTATACCTTGCCTTGCCAGCGCTTATGATTTGACCAAACGTGCGGTTTGTCCTTATCGCGTGCTCCACGATGGGCGGTCACTTCGTATAAGTCGGTTTCCAACACCTCCGCCGCTTCTTCGGCATACTTGGATGTAACCTGATTCAGACCGGTTACAATAGCACGCCGCGCCGCAACATCTGCATGGTTCATCCAACCGGACGCATAATCAACGGTGCGAATACCGCTGTCAGCCAGTTCCCGTACAGCATCTTCAAGCGCCTGCTGCACCGTAAATCCGCCAGAGTAAACCTTCATTTCTGCCTTATCAAGCACAGCCTGATAGGCTTTTGCGATAGGGCGGAACACGATTTCGCCGTTCATCTGCACAGCAAAACCCAAAGAACGGGTAATGTTGCGGTACTCATCGAGCATTTGCTTGCGAATCAGTTCAATTTCTCGCGCCGTCACGATTTCGAGTGGCATTGCAATACCTGCCTTGTCGGACAGCTCGCCGTAATACTCGCGGTTCAGCTTTACAACGCGGTCAAGCGCATCCTGCACTTCCTCCGTGCTGGCCTTGGTATGATTTGCGATACGACGTTCGATGGTATCCATATCCAGACCGTATGCTTTCAGCGTGCGTATGTCGTTGATCGTTACCTCGTTCAGTTCGCCGGTCAACTTGAATCGGGAGCAAATCTCACGCAACAGATCATCTTCCATTGCAAGGATTGCTTTTACAAGCGGTTTAGGCGCATTTTCAAGGTATTCCGGAGTAATAGGATACTTCATCAGCCGATACCGCCATAGAGTAAGCCAGTACCGCACAAATACTGTGCGATAAGTCGTTTTTGCCGATCTTCAATGCTCTGCACCTGTGCAGCAATAGCAGAGTTAGCGCCGTAACTGCGAGACCACGAGCCAACACTCTCAGAGGATACCGCGCCGCCGTCCGTAGAAAAGACGGCGGTTTCTGCGGTTTCCTGATTGTGCATGACTTCTGCCAGCGCACAGTTAAGGCGTTTTACCCGGTGCATTACAGTGTCGCTCAGAACGCCGTCAGAGCGTCCGAGCGTTGCGCAAGAGATAATATCCGCCGCTCTCCCTGCTACACGGTCGTAATCCTTCTCATCAATCAGATTACCCTTGTAACAGGTGCGGTAAAAGTCATAGTTTGCGTACACGGCGGATTGCTCCTTTCTTTACGACGGCAGGGTTACAGTTGCAATGTACAGGCCGTTCGGGTCGGGCAGAACCGGAATAAACATGCCGGATGCCTTAGTCCAGATTGCAACCGGGTCAGGGGTCTGCCACTGGGTCATGGTGATGTACTGGTTCTGCGATGCAGCAGTAAATGCGCCCTGTGCTTCCTCTTCCGGAGTTACACCCCACAGACCGGCGCCGAACGAACCGTTTGCCATGGTTGCGAGGAACGCAATCTTGTTCTTCGGGAAGTATCGCTGAGTGGTCAGCGTGCCGTCTGCCTTTTCGTAGTTGTAAACCTGATCGTTTACAGTGATGCGCTCGATGCCGAACAGACGGGAGAACAGGCTCGTAATCTCGTCCTGAGTTGCCAGACGACCAGCGAAAGCAGAGCCGAACAGCGCGTTCTGGATAACAGCGCTCTTAGCAAGCAGGCTGAGAACAGCAGAGCTGGTGACAATCTCACGCAGTACGCGGCCGGTTGCAATAGCAGCGTCGCGCACGCCCTGAATATCGTCGAGGATGGTCTTTGCCTTTGCCTCGGTAGACCAGTCGAAAGTCTTGTTCGTGTGGTCGGTCGGAACGCCGAAGTCGATAGTAGTATTGACGTGGTTCTCGTTGATGGTCATTTTGCCGGTTGCAAGCAGCTCCTGCTTTGCCACCTCGGTACGGGTCTTTACGCCCTCAGCCAGACGTGCCATATCGTCAAAGATATAGTCGAGAATCTCGTTGTTGGTGCTTACGCCGTGGTTGCGGAGCAGGCGGACACGCTCAGAAAGGTTGATCTTGCGCTTGATGAGCAGCTTCTCAACGGTTACAATGCTTGCAGTCGGGCGGGAGCCGATCTGTGCCTCTGCGTCGAGCGCATGCACGGTTGCCATGGTCGGCAGGTATGCACTGTCAGACATTGCGAGGTACTTTGCAGTGATATTCTGGGTCTTCTGGTCGGGGAACAGACGGTCACCGGACAGCTCCGGGCGTGCAATGTTGAAATTCTGGCCGAAGTCCAGCAGTTCAGCTTCTTTCAGCAGTTCTACAAATTCCATAGGTTATTACTCCTTTACGCTCTGGTGGTTTCCGGCGCGTTAACAAAAACAACGCCGCTCTTTTCGAGGGTGGACTTTGCGCCAGCCTTGGAGCTATCGTCCGCGCTGGGTGCTGCGGGCAGGCGGTTTGCATATACACGGCCAGCAACAATAACAGCAGCTACACGGTCGCCGTTGGTTACGTCCACATCCTCAAACACAATGCCCTCTGCGGTGTTGTCGTTCAGTGGGAAGATAGTGCCCTGCTTAACAACCTTTCGATTGCCATCAGCGGTGCCGAGGGTTGCGGGGATGAGGCGGGTCTTGGTGATCAGGCCAACTTCGCTTGCGAGGATAGACGGCTTGCGTGCACCGTCAACTTTGTTTACATAAGTGCCCATAGGTTATTTACTCCTTTCCCTTGGGTGCGAACTGTGCGGAATACCGCTGCGCAGCCAGACCGGCAGCACTTACCGTATGCGGTGCGGGATTCTGAATCGGATTTGCAAACGTCGGAGCGGGTTTTTCGCTCTGAAATGCCGCCGGGTCAGATTCCTGCTGCTTCTTGCAGTAATCGTCAAAGCCGGTCAGCGTGCCGTCCTTCATTTCCAGTTTGTTTGCGGTCAGGTCAGCGATAAATGCCTTTTCTGCCGCCTTGGAGGTAAACTTAATACCCTTTGCGGTGATACCGGCGCGTACTGCGTCCGCATAATCGCGGGCATCGAGCTTGCTCTGGAATTCTGCGGTGTCGGTATCGTACTTCTTCTGCAGGGTGTCGAGCTTGGTCTTCAAATCGCGTCACCCACATTCTTCTTCAAGTCCTCAATGTCCTTGTCGCGCTGGGTGAGTTGGTCGCGCAGGTCGGTAACGTCTTTCTTAGCTTCTGCCGCCTGCTGCTTGTACTTCTCAACATCCTTGCCGTTCAGTGCAAAAACCTTATCTGCCTGTTCGTCAGTCAGACCGATTTCTAACAGTTCTTCTTTCTTCATGTGTGTACTCCTTTCAGATTAGGCGTTTTAGGTGGTCGCCGTCACCGATCTGCCTGCACTTTTAGGCTTGCAGGATAGCCAATTTCCGTAGTTTAATGCCGTTGCGGGCATGAAAAAAGCGCCTTGCGGCGCTGGATTCACTTTATCAAAGTGGGATATGCGATTATCAAAGTCGATTTGCTAACAGTTTGATTATTCTTCATCATCTGTTAGCTTTTCCGCGTTCGGCATCATTGCCCGCGCTTCTTCCTCGGTTACGCCATACTTCTTTGCAATGTACAGTTCACCTCGAATAAGACCGGCAGAAACGTCATTGCGCATATCCGCAAGTTCTTTCTGCTTGCTCTCGGTGTCCTGCACAACGCCGTCGCCCCAATCGCACTGCAAGTCCCAATCACCAGCAGGCGCAAGACCGTAAAGCGTGGCGTAAACGTCCATGCCGTACAGCAGGCCGTTCAGAGCGTGTTCAAGTGCCGCCTGCGTATCCCTCACGGTGACGTACATTGTCTGTTTACTGGATACGATCTCGGTTGCGGTTGCGTTTACCGTCTGCGGGTCAGACAGCGTTCCGAAAGACAAGCCGCAGTTCAGCTCGATCATCTTCAAGGTGTCTTGGAAGCCCTTGTATAGCGCATCGTTGCGGAATTCCGGCGAAAACTCCTGATAGAGGTCTACGTTTTCAAACGGCATCCGGCGGAACAGACGGTCACGGAGCAGCGGGTTCGTGTGCGATAGTCCGTGCTCATCTACAACGCGCTGTGGAATCGCAGAATCACTCATCAGGATACGGCGTTCGCCGCTTTCATATTCCCACATGAGCCGTTCCCACTGCTGGTCAGCCTGCCGGATGAGGTCAACTGCTGCGCCGCTGTAAAGCGACACACCGAGCGGACTTTCCGGCTCGATGTTATTTGCAATCGGCACCTTGAAAAAGCCGAAAAGCGGACGTTCTACGTTCTGAATCGTCGTTTCCGGCGCAATCTGTGCCCAGTCCTCTACAGTATTCAGCGGTACTTCCGAGCCGATACTACCGTTCTTGTCGGAGTTGTACGCCTTGTTCTTGATGGTGTACACGCCGCTTTTCAGTTCGTGGTACTCCAATTTGGTATAATATCGGTTCTTTTCTCGCTTGGTATCCGCGAACACTGCCGCTGTGATCTCTCCGTTACTGTCAACACTGACCGGGTACGCGCTGCCAACTGTGTTAAAGTCCACAAGCACACGGTTCTCTGATACAAACGGCTTGTAGAAGAAACCGCCGACCGAGAGACCCTTTTCAACGTCAATTCGCATGTGCGGAATCATACCGCGCAGGCTTTCGTTTAGGAACTCTGCTCGTGCGCCGCCATCAACAGTGATGGTGCTTTCAATGGTGGTTGGGCGTGCCACTGCTCGGCAGATAGCCGACGGCAGGCCGCAAGACGTAACATTCCGATTGCCGTGCTGACCGAGCCACTCGGCATCGTCCATATACATCCGTCGCCACAGGTCAATGTTTGACTGCATCGCGGAATCATAGACCGCCGTTGCCCCTGTCAGTTCTTCAATTTTGTTTGCCGGAATCATTGCTTGCCTCACCGCCTTTATTAACTGCTTCAACCGTTCAAACATTCACAAGCCCCCTTGCTCTAACCTCTCGGCGCACTATCGTCTGGAAGTAATAGCGTGATGCGTCCATATCATGGTCAAACTCCTTGATAACCGCATCTTCTGGGGATTTATCGTCCCACATATACATGCCGAATTCGTCGATTGCTCCGGTGCAGCTTGCATTGTACTGTGCATAACCAGCAGCAAGCAGCGTTCCCATCAGACGGATACCGTCAAGCACGCTGTTGTCTGCGTCACGCACACGGAATTTACCGTGCCTGCGGATTGTTTCCTTGAACGATGCAGCCGATGGGTCAATAATGATCGCCTCGATATACTGACCACCAACGAACGTGTCACTGCCTCAGCCGCCTTATTTCCCCCTTTTTTGCTTCTTCTCCTTG